GCCCCACCGAACGACCCGACCACCTGGGCGTCGAACGTATCGGAGAGCACGGCGACATCCACGTTATTCTGATCGGCGGGGACGGTCAGGCCGTCCTTGGTGACGAACAGGTCAAGGCGGGTGCCAGCGGTCACTGTCGCCGCCGACGGGGTCGACACCGACAAGGTGGTACCGGGCACCCACTGGATCCGGATCTTGCCATCGTTGGAGTAGACAGGCACTAGACCACCGTCGCTTTCAGATTGGGCTGGCTAGTCACCGGCGCCGAGATCGTGAACTGTCCCACCGTGTTACCGCCCGTCTGCGCCGGGACCGGTTCATGGAGCTGCACCGGATAGACCTCGACGTCCTGGGCGGCCGCATACGTGGTCGCGGTGGGAAGCCCACGGCGCACGACAATGAACCCGACGGTCCCGTAGATGCACAGGTCCCAGAACGTGTCGGTGGTGTCGTTCCGGACGCCGGTCATCTCGATGGCACCACCGAAACTGCCGACAACCTGGGCGTCGAACGTGTCCGACAAGACCGCCACATCCACATTGTTCTGATCCGCCGGGACCGTGAGCCCGTCCTTGGTGATGAACCCGGACAGCATGTTCGACGCCGGCGGCGCCGCATTCAACTGCACCGCGGTCGGGCTAGTGATGCTCGAGAGGGTGGTGACGAAGTTGACCCGGATCCGGCCGTCATTGGCGTAGACAGGCATCAGTCCTTCTTCACTTCGCTCGCGGGCTTGGCCTTGGCCTTCCGCTTCCAACCGGACTGCTCGTACACCGCGACCTGCGCCAGCCTCGATGACCAGAACGGGTCGTCCTCGCCGGCCTGGACGAACTCGAGGTCCTCGTCGAAGTCGGGGTGTTCAAGCGTGATCTTTTCGTCTGCCATGTTGCCTCCAGGTTTAACCGATCAACGTTCGCACACTGACCGATGCCACATAGTATTTGTTGCCACCGAGCTCCTGTTGACTGAACGGTTGCGCCGACAGGCTGACAACGTCGACGTTCAAGCCACCCAATGTCCGATCTGCTTCGATGGCAGCAAAGATCGACCAGGCACCGGTCCGTTCCAGCAGCGGAAACAACTGCAACTGCTGTTCAGGAACCCCGCTCGAGACTGCCAGAGCGATTTCCCAAGCAGCGTCCATCACCGTCTCAGGATCCGACCGGTAGTCGTTGATGGTGGGCGCACCGATGAACGCCGCCGGCGGATCGATAGTGGGCGGCACCAGCGGATAAACCCGCAGACCGGTGATCGTGTCCAGGCGGGCGGCGAGACCGAGGCGGACTTGGTCGAGGGTGGTCATGCGACCCCGAACTCGACTCGCTGATACGGGAGCAGGTAGCGGGCAGCGTCCGGGTCAGCGCGGGCCGAGATGCGAATCACACCCCACTCGTCGGACCCCTCGAAACCCTGCGGTGAACCCCGACGCTTCAACGTCGCATGCACGAGTATCAGAGCCGCCTGGTAGACGGACATGGGGACGGCGGGCCATCCCCATGTTCCCGTCACCTGCACTAGCCCCATTCGAGTTACAGGACGCGGAAACCGCAAGCTCCCAGTCGCCCAAAGATCCGTGAACGGCTCGGGTTCAGGTGCGTCAGCCGGGTTCAACGGCAACGGCTGGAAATCGGTGGCGGCCCACACGGTCTCGTACACGCCGTCGTTGTCCGTGTCCGTGGCCACCTGGGTGACCGCCACCGCATCACCGATATCCAGCCGATAGCCGTCGCAACTGTCGAACACCCGATTAGTCCCCGGGAATGTCCGCCAGAACTGCCGCTTCGTGTAGTTGTCGATGCCACGAGACACTGCAGTGATGGCGCGATCGATCGTCGTGTCATCGATCTCGTCAGTGATCCCAGCCCAGGTCTTGAACTCCTGGACGGTGCAGTAGCCGTTCGTGGCCACCGGCAGCTACTTCTGTCGGAGCAGCGTCGCCGTACCGTCGACCACGGTGGCGCCCACCGCTGGCACCGACGGCGGAGCTGCCGCCGTCGTGCCGGCAATGGTGACGATGAACTTTTCGCCGCCGGTGAACTGGAGCTCCTGGTTCAACGTGACCGCTGTCGTATTGGCTCGCAAACCCCGCCGCAACGCCCGGCCGACGAAGTCGACCGTCGATGTGGTCACCCTGCCGAGACTGTCGAGCGCGTTGACGGTCGGGGCGACCAGGTCGCGGCCGAGGTAGTCCTCACGAAACGTTGTCGTTGCCATCGCTGGCCTCCTCCACCGCGGCGATGATCTCGTCGCGGGTCATGTCGTCGGTGACCTCGACACCCTGGGATTCGGCGTATGCCGCCCAGACGTCCCGGCCAGAACCCGCACCAGCCCGCGGAGGAACCTGATCCTCCGGCTCCGGTTCGGGCTCGGGCTCGGGCTCGACCTCGACGGCTTCGGGCTCTGCGGCCTGCTCGCCGAGGTCAACGCCATATTCGGCGGCAACCTCGATGTAGTGGGCCCTGAGATCATCGTCGTCGGTTTGGTTGTACATCTGGGCGACGGTGGCCAGGTCAATCGACCCGCCCACTCGCCCGTACTTGTCGACGATCATGCGAGGTTCGTGAGCTCTCGGACGCCGCCGGTCTCGACGGTCATCGGCGTGAAGTAGCCGGCGTAGGCGACCTGCACACCGAGCACCGAAGGCTCGGTGGCCTGCAGCTGACCGACCCGCTGCTCGTACACCTCGACCGCGGCCGTGGAAAGCACGATCCCGAGAGTGGTGGCGGGTGCACTGGATAGGCCAGCGGACACGTACACCGGGATCCCGGAGATGTTGCCAACCAGCCCGGATCGGAAGTCAGCGGCGTTGAACCCGGTCGACTGGGCGTTCTGCGGGTTCACCGGAGCGAACACCTTGCCCCACGTGCCGAGCCTGGAAGGCGGGACACCGAGAACAACCTGGCCCTGCCCCTTGGTGGCAGAGTAGATATCACCCGCTGCCGACCACAGAAGGGAAGCGAGCCCGGTTGCCGTCTCGGCACCTGCCGCCTCTGTGCTGTCGATCGTGTTCGTGGTCGCGATCAGTGCCGCGCCAAGAGCAGCTTCGGTCTGGATCGCATACTGCGCGGCCAGGTCATTGATGATCGCGTCGAGCATCTGCGGCGACGAGAAGTCGATGTTCTGCCGCGACACGTTCACGTAGCCGCCATAGGTGACCGCGTTCCCCGTCAGCCGGGTGATGGTCATCTTCTGGCTGGACAGCTCCGCCTTCTCATCCGCAGTCCCACCGGCCGAGCCCTGCAGGCCGACAGTGACGTGCTGGCCGACCTTGGGCCGGTACCACGTCGCCGACGGCATGTCACGGGGCCCAAGCGCGTTGACCAGCGGACGGGCCGCATCAATGAAGTTCAGGACCTCGCCGATCACCGGATCGGGGATGACACCCAGGTTGTCCGTGGTCTTCTGGTGCGCGGCGGCACGGGTGTACACCTCGAGCCGTTCCATGGCCGACTTGCTGCCCGTCTGCGCGGCGATGTAGTCGACCAGGTATGAGCCGGTGGACCGGTACTCGACCGGGCCGGCGTCGACCTGGTTGCGGAGCCGGTCGATCTCCGTGTGCACGTCGTGGGCACGCTGACGGGCCGCAGTGGTCCGCGTCCGGGCCTCGTACAGATGGTTGAGCTGCTCCTCGCAGGCCTCGATTCGGCCGCGGGCGTTGCCCGTCAGTTCCTTCTCGTTGTCGGTGAGGTCACGATCGGTGTCCTGGGCGCCACCGATGACACCCTCGATGAACGACGACCGCTCCTCGATCTCCTTCTCCAGACGCTCAATCATCGCGTCCGTATGGGTCCCTGCCATGGGATCTCCTTCGTAGCGGGTTTTGGCTGTATGGCCCTCTCGGCCAGCGAGCACCCGCTACGACCCACCCCTTCTCCAGGGCGACCCACGTTCTACGGGGAGTCGGTAGTGCTTACGAAAATCGTCGTCAGCGTACAGTACGCGCCTGCAGCCAGGCACGTACCTCATCCAACGCTGGCGTTACCAACGGTGGCAGATTCGCCGCATTCGGCAAAGGTTCACCATCACGCACGTCGATCGGCATCGCATTCGCATACGCCGGAGTGGCAGTAAACGCCAAGTGATCCACGAATGCGCGTTTGATGCGGCGACTGTGTGTGCCGCGATCGAACACCTGGTCCCGGCCACGGGCAGCGAAACCCACAGAGGCACCAAGGATCTCCTCGTCGGCCAGAGCAAGCGTCTCATCCCCCAACGGCGTTTGAGCGATACGCACCTCAGACACGAGTCCCTCGTCACGGGACGGCCAGAAGTTGTTCACCTTGCCGACAGTGCGCCGCTTGTCGTGGTCACGGTTGGCACGAACCCGGTTCGGCCGCTTCTCGATCCCGTCGAAAGAACCACGCTCGAAAGATTCCTCCCACATCTCCCCGCGGTACTCGACGAGCGCCGGTTCCTCGTAAGGCACGGCAACGATAGTGATGATCCGCTGCGGGAACTTCACCTCCGTGACAGCTGCCTCACGGAACTCCACTGGTGCCAACGGGTGCATCTCGGGCTTGTCGTCAGGCATCATCGAACCCCGGTTCATGAGAGGTCACCGCCGGTCAACGCCACCGCAGCAGACTCGTTGTCCAGACCGTCCGACACCGGCGCATCCCCAGCAAACCGTTCAGCGGC